AGCTCAAATGCCGTCTGAATCCTCTAGTGTGGTATCAAATGCTACAAACGGCATTGAACCACCTAGAGACTATTTAAGTGTGAAGAAGTCTAAAAAAGGTACATTGAAACAAGTTGTACCTGATTATGCTAGACTAAAAAATAATTATACTCTTTTATGGGACATGAAAGGGAATGAAGGATACATAAATATTGTTGCAGTAATGCAAAAGTATTTTGACCAAGCAATAAGTGGTAATTGGTCTTACAATCCAGAAAATTATGAAGATAATCAGGTGCCTGTTTCAGTAATGGCTCAAGACCTTTTATCTACATACAAGTATGGTTGGAAGACTTCATATTATCAGAATACTTATGACGCTAAGAAAGACATTGACGAACCAGCACATCCAGTTGGCTGGCAAGATGATGTAAAAGAGACAGAACCAGCAACTTTGCAAGCTGAAGAAGATTGCGATAGTTGTACAATATAAGGAGGATTTATGGCATATTTGTGTGTCAATATTCCACATGTTGATGTTTATGTTAAAAAAGAATATTTGTATGACTTTCAAAAAGGTCATGGCGAATTAGTTGAAGGCGTATGGGTAACAGCTAAGTCTATACAAGGTCGTGCCTTGTATTTTGAAACATATCTACCAGAGTATGGTGCTCTGTATGATAAGTTACCAATTAGTGCGTTTGTATGGAAAAAAGATGTAAAGGAGGATGTTCCATTAACTGAACTCCAGTTATGGGATTGTTTTAGCTATGACATTGCAGTATGCGAAAAACAAATGTTATCTGGCAACCAATGTAAGTATTTGTCGCCAAGTAAAAAATGGTATAAAGGTTGGTATATGTTTACAATTGATAATGCGAATAGTACGAATTTAGAAAGAAATGTAACTTATAGTGAAGTACCAAGTCAACATAAGTCATTTAATATTTTAAGGTTAGATAACGGCTATTTTGCCGCTCAACCTAACAATAGAGTTATATTTTATGATAAGTCTTTGACACCTAGTGAATTAAAGTTTCCAGATTTTAAAGTGTCAAGTAAAGAATTTTCTGTTGAATGTGAACAGAAATGGACGGCAGGAGATAGTGATAACTATTTTTATGATATAGAGGAGAGAAAAGAGTAAAATGGCAAGAAGTGTATTTAATAAAAGCAAAGATTTTGATGTAATGAAACAACCAATGTTTTTTGGTGAGGATTTGCAAGTGCAACAATATAGTGATATGAAATATCCTATATTTGACAAACTCAATCAACAACAATTAGGTTATTTCTGGAGACCTGAAGAGGTTTCTTTACAGAAAGATAGAAATGACTATCAAGAACTAAACGAACAACAAAAGTTTATCTTTACCTCTAACTTAAAATACCAAACTATGTTAGATAGTGTACAAGGTAGAGGTCCATGTTTGGCATTTTTACCATTTGTATCTAATCCAGAATTAGAAGGCTGTATTGTAACATGGGATTTTATTGAAACAATCCATAGTAGAAGTTATACATACATAATTAAAAATTTATATTCAAATCCTAATGAAGTATTTGACACTATTATTGAAGATGAAAAGATTGCAAAAAGAAGTAAGTCTGTAACTCAAACTTATGATGAACTTATTGATTTAGGTTATAAATGGCATTTAGATAAGTCTAAAGTTGATTTATACGAACTTAAAAAGAAAATGTATCTTGCAATGGTAACTGTAAACATACTAGAAGGCTTGCGTTTCTATGTATCATTTGCTTGTTCATTTGCATTTGGTGAATTAAAATTATTAGAGGGTAGTGCTAAGATTATATCTTTTATTGCAAGAGATGAAAGTCAACACTTAGCAATGTCTCAAACTATCATCAATAACTGGCATGACCGTAATGATGATAAAGACATGTTAAAGATTAGAAAAGAATGTGAAAAAGAAGTATATAAAATGTATGATGACGCATTAGCAGAGGAAAAAAGGTGGGCAACACATTTATTTTCAAAAGGAAGTATGATTGGTTTATCAGAAAAACTATTACACCAGTTTGTAGAATATATGGCAAATAGAAGAATGAAAGCAATCGGGCTAACACCACAATACGAACAAAAAACAAATCCTTTACCGTGGGTAGACCATTGGTTGAATAGTAAAGGTACACAAAACGCACCACAAGAAACTGAAATTGAATCTTATGTAATTGGTGGTATTAAACAAGATGTTACAAAAGACCAATTTAAAAAATTTAAACTATAATGATTGAAAAGAGACCAAAAACCTGTTCCTCATGCGAGACTAAATATACCGTACAATGGGATATTGAAGAGCAAGACCTAGAACCTCTTACATGTCCTTTTTGTGGATATGAAGTAACTGATGAGGAAGATGATGTTGAATGGGTTAACAAAGAAGAAGAAGACGAAGACAACGATTGGAATTGATTATAGTTTAACAAGTCCTGCTGTTTGTTTAGATGGTAGAAAATATTACTATCTAACTAATAAAAAGAAATGGCTTGGTAAAATTAGTGAGGATATTATTGGTTATGAACATAAAGAATGGACTGACCCTATACAAAGATTTACTTATATTTCAGACTTTGTGTTTGATTGTATCGGTTCGCTTGTTAATCCTCATATTTTCATTGAAGGTTATTCTTTTGGCTCTAAAGGCCAAGGTCTTTTTCAAATCGCTGAAAATTGTGGCATACTCAAATACAGATTACTGGAAAAAGGTCACAAGTATAATACCGTTGTACCAAGTGTTGTTAAAAAAGGTGCTACAGGAAAAGGCAACGCAGATAAAGATATGATGTACGAGGCATTTGTGAAAGAAACTAAAATTGATTTGAAAAAACTATTTGATACTGAAAAGGTAGGCAACCCTTTATCAGATATTGTTGATAGTTACTATATACAAAAGGTTGGTTATGATAACTTATCAGTTTGAAACTAAAAGAGCTTCAAAACCTTTTTTAGAAGCATTTTCAGCTAAACTAAATCCAAAAACATTTCATTCAAAAGAGAGAAATACAGAACCAGGTAAAGGCGCAGAGAGATTTTTAGATTTCATATGGCCTGATTGGGACGGTGAGATACCAGCAGAAAATCATATAGCAATATTTCAAGGTCTAATTAGAGGTACAAAGGCAGTACATGATGTTTGTATAAGAGATAACATAGATTGGTATTACTTTGACCAACCTTATTTCTTTAGTAATGATTATAGACAATCAAGTACAGGTCATAAATGGTATCGTATCATTAAAAACAATACTCAAAAAAATTACATAGAAAAAAATGTCAGAGTTAACAAAAGATTTGCTTCATTAATAGACGGATTACACCAAAAATGTAGAGATGAATTAACACCTAAACCATGGCAATATGAGGGTAAACATATATTAGTAATACCACCTAGTTATCATACTGCTCGTTGGTATGGTATTGATAGACTCGAATGGGAAAAAGACATTGTAAAAAAGATAAAAAAACATACTAGAAAAGATATAGTTGTTAGACAAAAATTTAAAGATGATTTAGATTGGTCGCCTGAAAGAAAAGAAACACCATTAAGTGATGATTTAAAAGATTGTTTTGCTATGGTATCTTTCCATTCAATGTGTGCTGTTCATGCTGTCATGGCTGGTATTCCTAGTTATTGTAGTGAACACAGTCCAGCATATCCTGTAAGTTTAGGTTTAGACCAACTAGACCAAATTAAAGACCCTTTATATACAGGTGAAAGACAAGATTGGGTTAAATCTTTAATGTGTGCTCAGTTTACTGTAGAAGAAATGAAAAATGGTCAAGCATATGCACATTTAAACGGAGAAAATAAATGGTAAAAAAATTAATTAATTGGATTAAAACTAAATGGCAAAAGTTTAGAGCCAAAGATGAGGATCCTTTTATTTACAAATGAGATATCTAGGAATAAATTGTTTAAACCATGACGCAGCTATGGCCGTGGTAGATGATAAGGAAATATTGTGGGCTGCTCACTCCGAAAGATACTCTAAAGTAAAGAACGACCAATATCTTAATCAACAAATAGTTGACGAGGCTATGAGTTATGGTCCTTTTGATAAAGTAATATATTATGAAAAACCTTATTTAAAAAAGGCAAGACAGTTGAGAGCAGGACAATTTAATGTTGCATTTGATTTAGACGAATTACCAAAAAGATATTTAAAACAATTTGGTATTCACATAGATGAATATGTATCACACCACCATTCACATATGGCAGGTGGTTACTATACAGCACCAAGTAAATATTGGGACGCCGATATATTAACAATAGACGCCATTGGAGAATTTGAAACAATTACATTATGGGATAATGAAAAGAAAGTTAAATCTTGGAAATATCCATATTCATTAGGTTTATTATATTCAGCAATGACACAAAGAATAGGTCTTAAACCAAATGAAGAAGAATATATTACTATGGGAATGGCTGCCTATGGTAAACCAGATTATGCAGAAGCAATTAGAAGACTTTTATTACATAAAAATAACCATAAAGGTGTAGATAAAGAATTTGCTCCATTTGCTTCAGATATGGATTTAGCTGCCTCTGTACAAAAAGTTTATGAAGAAGAATTAATAAAACTAGTTGAAAAATATTGTAAAAAAGATAAACTTATATTAAGTGGTGGTTGTGCTTTAAATTGTGTTGCAAATAGTTTACTTGATAAAGATATTTGGATTATGCCAAATCCTGGTGATTCAGGTTC